CAAGATGTATATGATTTAGATGATAAGTCTACTATTGAAGATTATAAGCTAGCCTACTGGGAAAATAAATTAATAGAAATAACTGAACAGACCGGCGTAGAATTCAGTAAGGAAGAATTTGAAGGAATCACTCGTCGATGGGCATTAGGTGATAAGTCATTTAAGGTTAATGACATTCAAGACCCAGAAAAGAAACGGTGGTTCCGTGAGTTTGAAGCAAAGGAATTGAAAAAAGCGCAACAAGAAGCAACCCGTCCATTAGAACAAATCTTTTTACAGACGGGTGCACTATCACTTCGTCGTGTCACCGATTTATTAGCGGCAAACAATCCAGAAGCTGCTACCAAGTTAAAACAAGAAGTACTTGATGCTATCAAGAAAATAAAAGAAACTGGTGATGCAAACAAGCTTGCGGCATTACAAATTCAAATTGAACGTTTAGAATCTGTTGGAATCGATAAGGTTGTACCATCCGAAGGTATGGTCTTTATGTACAATGGTAAACCATATAAGTTTACTGGTGCATTTGCGCCTGTAAATCAAATTTTGGGTACACTGAAGTTTGATAAAGGAAAAGCTGAATTGACTGAACCAGATAAGGGCGAACGGTCATCGGATAAACCACCAGTCGCTCCACCACAAGCAGAAGGGAAGCCACGGACAGTTGCGGTATTTACTGGACGTTTTCAACCATTCCATTCCGGTCACTATAGTATCTACAAAAATATGGTTGATAGATTTGGTAAAGAAAACGTCTTTATCGCAACCAGTAATAAGACAGAGGCTGGAAAATCTCCGTTTGAATTTAAGGACAAAGAACAAATTATGACACGGATGTTTGATATTCCAGAAGAAATGATTGTTCAAGTAAAGAATCCATACGCTCCTGTAGAAGTTCTGCAATCATTACCACCAAATACAACATATGTTACTGCAGTCAGTCAAAAGGATGCAGACCGATTGAAGGGTGGTAAGTACTTTGAACCATATAGCCCAGAAACATCAAAGCTGGGATATGCAGATAAGGGGTATTTCATTGTTGCACCAGAAATGCAACTAGATATTGATGGCAAGAACATTAGTGGAACACAAGTACGAGCAATCTTTGGTAATCCAAATATCACCGATGAAGTCAAGCAAGAAATCTTTACGAAGATATATGGAAAGTTTGACCAAGATATTTTTGATAAGATTGTTAAAACTACAACAAAGTCAGAAGAAGAATTAAAAGTAACACAAAAGTTTGGTAAAGAACCAGAAAAGAAGAAAACGAAGGAAGAACCAAAAGTAAAAGCACAACCAAAGAAAACACCAACAAGACAGAAACCAACCGACCCAGATTTTTATAAGCCGGGGCAAACTTGGCAAACCGCTGGTGGAAATTTTGGCGGTAAAAATAAGAAGAATCAAATCAAGTATTTTGGTACAGAAGAAAAGGCAAAGAAATTCGCAACCACGTGAGGTTATATGTTTAAAAATGAAGAAGCTTTAAATGATGTTCGTCGTAAAGTAGCAGAGAAGTTAAATAAAGATGGTAATAAATTGGTGTTCGGATGGAGAGGTGAACCGGAACCTACCCGTCAAGAAGGTGATGTATGGGTCGATGTGAACGGAAAAAAATGGACCGTAAAAAACGGTATCCGTCAAACTGTAACTAAGTTAGATGATGCAAAAACACCATGGTGGTGTCCAAAGTGTAGTAAACCAATGAATCATCGGTTTGACATCAAGTTCTGGAATATGCGTGGGCATTGTTACGATTGTAATGTTAAGTTTGAAACAGAGTTACGGCGTCAAGGTAAATGGAACGAATTCCAACTTAATATGGGATTACGTAATTACATTTCCGCAGTTAAAGATAGACTTCAAGAGCTACAACATTATTATGATACACTTAGTAAACCAGAATATTTGTTAATGAACGAACACGAAAAAACAGTACTGATGTTTGAAAAGTGGGATGTTGACATTGAAACTATAAAGAAAGATTTGATGGATGAAATGGAATTACTAAAGAAGAATTTAGCAGATGCAATAGAAAAATACGGAACCGGAGAAGACAATGAAGGTTAAACTATTAGCGTTGTTATTAGTATTCGCTGGTGTACTATACTGGCAAGACTCTACCAGTGATGATGCGATGGACAAGTATATTGAAGAATATAAAGAATTTCAGGCAAAAGCAGATTCGGTAACAGAATTAGCAGATAGTTTGAAAGCAGAGATTGTTATTGCAGACAATGAATCCAGAGCAGCAGAAAGTCGAGCAAAAGTACTAGGTCGTCAAGTAAGTGCGTTAACAAACGAAACATTAAGTATGGAAGAACGAGCAGAAACGATGAAGGAAACTCTTCTTGATACATTAGAACTTGCTCGTCAAATCTTACCACTTAAAGATTCAATTATCGCAAAACAAAAAGAAACCATCACCTTACAATCAACTCAAGTAACGGAACTTGAAAGTGCATTAGGAAAGAAGGACGATGCATTAAAGTTAGCACTTATGCGGGGTGATAGTCTCCAAGCAGTAATCAATTTAATTCCACCAGCACCAAAAAATCCAAATCGGATTCTCGGTTTCAAGTTACCAAGTAGAAAGGCTACATTCGTTGTTGGATTAGCAATAGGTCTTGGAACTTCAATCTTGGTAATCAAGTAGAGGCTTTATGAACGCTACGGCGCAACAGTTACGTGACAAAATCAAAGAAGAATTCAAAAAGTGTGCGATAGACCCATCATACTTTTTGACACGGTATTCGTATATCCAACACCCGATTCGCGGTCGGGTGTTGTTTGATTTATATCACTATCAGAAAGATGCATTGAAAGATTTTGAAGGTCACGACTATAATATTGTTCTTAAAGGTCGCCAGATTGGTATTTCGACCTTGGTAGCAGGATACGCATTGTGGTTAATGTTGTTCCATAAAGATAAGAATATCCTTGTTATCGCAACCAAACAAGAAACTGCAAAGAACTTGGTCACCAAAGTAAAGTTCATGCATCAAAATCTCCCCGTTTGGTTACGAGGAAACATTGTCACAGATAACAAATTATCGTTACAGTTCTCAAACGGGTCACAGATTAAGGCAGTTGCATCTTCACCTGACGCTGGACGTTCTGAAGCACTGTCCCTTCTCATCCTTGACGAAGCAGCGTTCATTGATAATGCAGACATCATCTGGACGGCAGCATCTAGTACACTGTCCACGGGTGGTAAAGCAATCCTATTGTCTACCCCAAACGGCGTGGGTAACTTCTTCCACAAAATGTGGCAACAAGCAGAAACAAAAACTAATAATTTTAATACTATCCTATTGGATTGGAGAGTTCACCCAGAACGTGACCAAGCATGGCGTGACCGTCAAACAGAACTAATGGGTGAACTTCAAGCTATTCAAGAACATGATGCGTCATTCATTTTCTCGGGTAATACAGTTATTCCCGCAGAAATATTGGAATTTTATAAAGCTACCTATGTTCAAGAACCAATATCTAAAGAAGGATTTGATAGTAACTTATGGATATGGGAATACCCATCTCCATCTAAATCTTATATTGTCTGTGCAGACGTATCCCGTGGAGATGGTGAGGACTATTCGACCTTCCACGTAATTGATGTAGAAACATCTACCCAAGTCGCAGAATATAAAGGAAAGGTAGAAACCAAACAGTTTGGAAATATGTTGGTGTCTATTGCTACCCAATATAATGATGCTCTCCTCATCCCCGATAACAGTTCTATTGGTTGGAACGCTATCCAACAGATTATTGACCGTAATTACCGTAATCTGTTTTATATGTCTAGAGATTTACAATATGTGGACGTAGAACATCAACTTAATAGAAAGTATTTAAAAGAAGATAAAAATACGTCTTTGGTGCCTGGATTTATGATTTCCCAACGAACCCGTCCATTGATTATTGCTAGACTCAAAGAATATATGTTGGATAATTCATTTACTATTCGGTCATCTAAAGAAGGTATTGAATTAACCAAAATAGCATTAGACGGAGCAAAATATCAGACAAATGCTATGGTGTATACCAACAATAATTTGAACCACAATCCGTATGAGATGCAAATAGGTCAAGATAAGGAAAATTTACGGTGGTTACTGTAAATACGTTATACTTATATAGTAGTGTCTTTATATACTATTTTTGGGGTAAAGTATGAAAGCAGAAGATTTTAAGAATATGGTTCGAGAAATCATTCGTGAAGAATTATCTTCTCTTGTCCAAGAACAAGCTGAACAATGGTGGTTAAAACCAGCGGAAGCTGAAACTGACCCACATATGGAACCAAATTTAGTACATGAAGATGAATATGATAGAAAGCGTGACGCTGAATTGGACAAAAATCCAATGTGGGGTTACAATAGACAACGATACACCCCACCAAAAACTAAGCCAGTAAAGAATCCTGCAAAGACATTTCGTCAACTATTCATTAAAACGATGGTAGCAGGTAAAATCAAGTATAAGGATGCAGAAGGAAAAGAACACGAAGCAACGGTAGCATCATTACTCAAATATCCAAAAGACCATCCAGGATATAAGGCTGCAGCAAGACATTATGCTTCTGGAATACAACGAGCTCCAAAAGATGAAGGTATCTGTGAAGGAGAAGGTTGTCTTGACGAAAAGTCAGTACCACAACCATACGACCGTAAGGGCGCTCGTAAAATGTCCAAGAGTCAAATTGAAAAGCGTAGAAAGATTGGTCGTGATATGATGGCTAACGAAAAAACAGTCAGTAAGTTCCGTAAAAAGTATGGTGATGAATGGAAGGATTATCTTTGGGCAGCAGCATCATCTGCTGCATTTAGACAAAGTGGTTCTACTAAGAGTGACGATAAACGGAAAAAGTAATGAATTATAAATCGTTTTTTAATTTTGAACAATATCACAAACCACATAAGCGACATGATCCACCAGGGTCCGAAGACGCAGATGTGAATAATGATGGAAAAGTAGATAAAAATGATAAGTACATAATGGCAAAACGCCGTTTATATAAGCAATATCAAGCAGCACAAACAAGTAAAAAGAATACAGACTTTTCTACACCGAAGTTGGAGAATAACATGATTAGATTAATGGGATTAGTAGAACTACCACCAGTGACCCCACTTAAAGAAGAAGAAAAGTGGATTCAAAAGGCAATTGAAAAGCCAGGTGCACTCCACAAGCAACTCGGTGTACCCGCAGGAGAAAAGATTCCAGCCGCCGACCTTAAGGCAGCAGCTGAAAAGGGTGGTAAGCTTGGAAAACGTGCTCGTCTTGCAATGACTTTAAAGAAACTTAAGGAAGAAGCTGACCTTACCGAAGAACAACTTGCAAAGATTAATGGAATGTTGGAAGCATTAGACCCAGTTGGTAAAGAAGATGGTGACATCGATAATGACGGAGATAAGGATTCTTCTGACAAATATTTACAAGCTCGCCGTGATGCAATTGGTAAGGCAATGCAAAAGGAAGGTGCAGAAGGTGAAGACCATGAAGTTTCAATGGCAAACAATTCATTAGATACTATCATTAAGATGGCAACTGAATTAAAGACTAAAATGGGACAAGATGAAAAAGATATTCCAGCATGGATTCAAGACCATATCACCCAAGCACAAAACTTTATTTCACAAGCAGCAACCAATTATCACGAATACGATAAGACAGAAGAAGTTCCACACCCAGATATGGATAACCATACTGACAAAGATTTAGAAGCAATGAAAGAAGTAGTCAACGAAGCTGCACCTGAAGGTTGGGAAAAGACTGTTCTCGCAATGAAGAAGCACAAGGAAATTGATAATCCTTGGGCACTTGCACATTGGATGAAGAAGAAGGGATATCAACCAAAGAAGGAGGGGAAGTAATCATGCCACCAGTCGTGAAGTTTATCTCAATCTTATTATCCAGTAGAGAACAAGCACACATTTTTCATCTTCAAAGTCCATCCTATGCTCAACATAAGGCATTACAAGGGTATTATGAAGATATCGTAGATTTAATTGACACCTATGTGGAATCCTATCAAGGTCGTTACGGTATTTTGAAGGGGTATAAGCCAAGTAACACTATCCTTGAAGATGATTCTACGGTCAGTTATTTTATGGGACTTCAAAAGTTCGTGGATGAAACCCGTAGTCAACTTCCACAAGATGGTGAACTCAACAATACTATTGATGAAATCGCCGGTCTTATCTCATCAACTGTTTACAAGTTAAAGTTCTTAAAGTAATATGAAGTACAGAGACTTTTTTCCAGAAGGATATTCTGACGGAGCAGTATTTAACCAAACCAAGAAAGATTTTGGTCAAGAAGCACCAGAAGAAATGCCTGTTACCGACCCAGAAGATTTAGCAGTTCGTAGTGCTCGAATTAGTGATATCTTGGAACGTAACATTCCAACTAGTCCCGACAAGTGGGCAAAGGCAAAAGCAGCGGCCCGTGCTAAGTTCAAAGTTTATCCATCGGCATACGCTAACTTATGGGCAGCAAAGAAATACAAGAGTATGGGTGGTGGATGGAAGAAGGGAAAGAAATGATTAAGTTAATGGACCTCATCCCTGAAACATGGACCAAGAAATACAAGAGGTCAATTGACTGTAGTAACCCAAAAGGCTTTAGTCAACGAGCCCATTGCGCAGGTCGTAGAAAGCGTAAGAAAGGCGGAAAAACCAAATCAAAACCAGTATGATACGATTCTCTGATTTACTTGTTGAAGTTTCTATCGACCTTGACGAAAAATACCAAACCAAGGGTGAACTTGGAAAATGGATTCGTCAAAAGTGGGTAGATATTTCCAGAAAAGACCCTAAGACCGGCAAGCATCCACCGTGTGGAGCTTCCGCTGGTAAGAAAGAACGAAAGGGTGGGTCATCAAAGTATCCAAAGTGTAGACCCGCACGTTCGGCAGCAGCAATGAGTAAAGGTGAAAAACGGTCAGCAGTCACCAGAAAACGGAAGGCAGGAAACCCCGGTGGAAAACCAACGATGGTTTCAACCTTTAAGAAAAAGGAAGAATAATATGGAACAAATGACTGAAGCATGTTGGGAAGGATACAAGCAAGTTGGAATGAAAGATAAGGGTGGTAAGATGGTTCCAAATTGCGTACCTATCAACGAAGAAGATATTATTGAAGAATATTGTCCACGTTGTCTCGCAATGGAAATTGTGCGAGCACAAGGTCAACCTCTTCAAGAAGCAGAATATCACGGTCGTAAGGTTCCACTTGGAAAGCCAATGCGTGGGGACGTAAAGAAGTTCAAGGTATTCGTCAAAGACCCAAGCACTGGAAACGTCAAGAAGGTTAATTTCGGTGACAAGACAATGAGAATCAAAAAGTCCAATCCAGCGCGTCGTAAGTCATTTAGAGCTCGTCATAATTGTGATAACCCAGGCCCACGTACCAAAGCTCGTTATTGGTCGTGCAGGAAGTGGTAATATGAAAGTCTCCAGAAAGATATCAGACGCTATTATGAAGAAGATGGGATATAAGTTCAGTCCCGACGAATTTCATATGGGTATGAATGTAGAAATGGAACACCAAGATGTCACTAATGGGAATGTAGTCAAAACGGCAAAAATAGCAGCCGCCCACTTGACAGAAAAGCCAAACTATTATACATTATTAAAGAAGTACGTAGAAAAGAAAAAAGATGAACAACTCGTAGGACCTGGTGGGGCAATTAATGCAGCACCTAAACCACAAGATGTTAAGAAAATGCGTAAAGCATTAGACTCGGAGAAATAAGATGGCACAATTAAAAGATTTACTCAACGAAGTTACCAGTCAAGTTCCACGACGAGTTCAATTGATGCGAGTAGAAGCAGTATTGGAAAATCTCGCACCACAACTTAAGGAAGCAGACCAAAAGAAGTTAGCAGAAGTATATGTCGAATTAAAACAATTAGCAGAAAGTTTCAATATGACTCCATATACCATTTTCAACGCAGAACAATGGAAGTTGTTAGAAATGGTATTAATTGGTAAAGTCGCAGAATTTAAACTTGTTGCGGAAGATATCGCAGAAGATAATAAAGATGTCGATTGCTGGCCATTGGCAACAGCGCTCGACACCGTACTCATTTAAGTGAGGGGTTATGGCAGACACTAGTGTATTTGGTCGTCTACGGAGACTGTTTTCAACAAGTGCAGTCGTCCGAAATGTAGGCGGAACGAAGTTAAGAGTCGCAGATACCGACAATATCCAATCGTTTATCAATAGACGAGGTATTGACCGGTATCATCGTGTTTACTCATCAATGACAGGTGGATATGGCGCAGCTGGTGGACGATATGAATCCGCTGCGGCATTCCAAGGGTCACGATTACAATTGTTCCGTGATTATGATATGATGGATAATGACCCTATTATTTCATCAGTAATGGACATCTACGCCGACGAATCAACCGTTAAAGATGAATTCGGTCAAATACTTAGTATCCGTTCACAAAACGAACAAATTCAAGAAATTCTCCATAACTTGTTCTATGATATTCTCAATGTAGAATTCAATCTCTGGCCTTGGGTCAGAAATATGGTCAAGTATGGGGACTTATTTTTATTCTTAGATATTGATGAAAAGTACGGTGTTGTGAACGCTGTACCATTATCCATATACGAAACTATTCGTGTTGAAGGACAAGACCCAGGCAATCCATTCTCTGTCAAGTTTAAAATTGAAAATGATTTCTTAAATTTAGGTAAGAAAGAACTTGACAACTACGAAGTTGCCCACTTCCGTTTATTATCCGATACCAACTTCCTTCCATATGGTAAGGCAATGATTGAAGGTGGTCGCCGTATTTGGAAGCAACTCCAATTGATGGAAGATGCGATGTTGATTCATCGTATTATGAGAGCACCAGATAAGCGTAAGGTCTTAGTAGATATTGGTAACATTCCACCTGCGGAAATCGATACACATATGCAACGTATCATTGACCGTATGAAGAAAGTTCCATTGATGGACCCAAAGACTGGTGAT